TAGTGCTGTCATTATATACCTGCCTTACCAGTGATCCAGTTGTAGCCAACTTTATTCCCCGCGGATTTGCCCATGGTTTTACCCTTTTGGATGTTCTTCACAAAAGCAGTAGTGTTTCCAATCCTCTGGTCAAGCCCAGTAGTTCTCATAAAGGACTGCTTAAAGTAGCTGTCAAAAAAAGTATTAAAGGTACGCTCAAAGCTTCCGACAACTTGTGGTCCACCTGGATTTTGAACTATGACTGGCCCCCTGGTGAACACCTGCTCTCCGTCGTCCTCAAATGCCAAGACTTTGCCTTCCCTCGGCTGGATTGTCAGAGAGATGCCCTTTTCCATAACCATTGCCTTATTGTAAAAAGGTTTCTTAGCACCTGCCTTCAATGACTTAGACTGTGTTAGTGTGGCGTCAAAGGACAGGCTTCCGCCAGACAAAACGTTTGACTTTATCGTGAACAGTCTAGCCTGTGGGCTTCCTGTCATATACCACTCATAAACGTGGTGAAGAATATCTGGAGCTACCCTCGCATTGGAGTCAATAAATCCTGCCAACAGCTCTGCAGTACTTTCTCCAACTGCCTCAAGCATAGACTTGCGGCCACGCTCAGCACCTTCTAGAAATCCTATTGCATAGTCTGCAATATTTTCCATATCTTTTGCAAACTGCGTGTCGTCAAACTTTACCTTAATCATGGCTAGACCTCGGTCCCTTGATTCTCTGACCTTCTAAGCACTACCTTGTAGAATTCAATTTTTCCAAATGGTCCAATGTATGGTTGGATAGTTGCGATTTCAAAAATAGTAGACTTTCCGTCCCTGGGACCAGAGGTCTCAACATATAGCTCTTGACCGTCTGAGTTCTTAATGTTAGTAACCACAACATCAGTCAGTGCCCTGCCCTCGCCCAGCGAAGTAAAGCGTAGATCAGTTTTGCTTCTGCCAAGCAAGAGTGAATCTTGAGTAAGGTCTACTCGAACTTGCATCTCTTCCTTAAGTGCTGCACCAGCTGGAGTTAAGCTGCAGGCTATTGTTCTATCTAGGGCCCACTCCTTTGTGACACTGCCATAGGATGNTTGGGCGACCTGAGGATAATACACGTCTGCCTGCATTGGGAACATGAATCCCATTGGCTCGCAATCTGCCATTTATAGCACTCCCAGATATCTAATAGACCTATAATACTTTGATAGTATCTTGTCTACGATTATATTGCCTGTCCCTTCAAATGCCTCGCTTGCAAACTTCATTTTAAACTGGTCAGTATTGTACTCTGTTACATGCCTCATGAAGTATTCCATACGACCGCAGGAGATGTCGTCTATCAAAAGTTCTGTAGCCCTTACAATGTCTGAAGGTACTTGCTGGTAACCAACCTCTAAGATTGCGGTATAGTCAAATCCCTGAGGAAATCCGTGATAACCATAGGTCATATCTAACAAGTCCGACTCTGCCTGTGGCAGCACGTTTGGCTTCTGCTCCTCTAGGTTTATCTCTCCCTCATAGTCCATGTGATCGCAGTCTTATCTTGAGAGATCTTGTACTTTGGATTGTATGAGTCTGGATTTTCTGCGTCAAAGATGAGCACATTGTTTTCATACAACTTGAGCAGCTTCTTAGCATCGTCCCATAGAGGCAAGTAGTCTGACCCTACCCCGACTCTTAGCAAAGACTTCTTCCTGTAGTAAAAGCCCTCGGTGATGATAGAGTCAATAATTGCTCTGGCAATCTCCTCATTTTTTGCGTATGCTGCAATTTCTGAAGCTGTGCTACCCGCCGTGTTTGGATCTACATAAGGCCTTACGATATCAAAATCAATTTCCTGGTTATCTACAACCACCTGATATGTAGAGTCGTACCTGGTCGGAAAGTCAATCGTTAGCTTGCTGTTAGCATCTGAAAACCCAGAGTCCGTGCGAACCGAGTTGTCTGCTAGATCAATAATCTTATACTCATACTCTGTGTTCGCTAGTGACACAGTCACTTCTGTTTGTGGGACTGTGTGTGGGACTCTTAGGATTTCCATACTACTATACTCCGTATTCTCTAGCTATCTCTTCAGGGGTAGCTAGCCTAATGTGACTTCTTGTAAGCCACTGTTCCGCAACAGACTTCTTTACTATGTTGTAACCTGTTTCAACTCTGCCTACGCCCTCCCAGAGAACATTCCTGGTAGAGTGTAGTGCAACCGTTTCTTTTTCAGCCTTAATTGGCTGATCTTGAACATTAAGGTTTACAGCATTCTCTGGAATGCCAGAACCGATAATGTCATTAGACACGGTCTTCTTTGCTGTTGTCGCTTTCTTAGCAGCCTTTGGCTTTGCTGANGNTGCGGCACCAGACTTNGGCTGTGCTTTCTTTGTAGTTGCCATGTTTGCCTCCTACTAATATTATACCAGAATAAATAAAAGGGCAGGGACCTAAGCCCCTGCCCTTTTAGTATTAACTTATGTTAATGGATTAGGAATCTGCTCCTGCATCCGCGAATGCAATTGCGTCTTCCTCTTCCCACTGGATTCCGAAACGAACGAATACGGTGTACTCGATTGTGTCTTTCTTCGCAACGTACTCACGGTTTACGGTGATGTCGCGCTGGAAACCCCAGATACGGTTTGCTGGGAATGTAAGGTCTACATAACCAGCTGGGTAGTAAGGAACCTCCAGGACGTCGATACCAAGCACGCGTGTGGTGCGAGCGGTACCCAATGTCTGGCCTGAACCGTCTAGGTATGACTGACGGTTAACTTCAGTTCCACCATTNCGTGGGGCGAATGCCTCAGAAATAGCGTCTGCAAGTGTTCCATTGTTCTTTACGATACCCTGGAATACATCGGTACCTGCGTAGAACTTAAGGTTGTTCTTAAGTGCGCGGTACTTGCGAGGCATTGCAGTGATGATTCCCTGCATAACCTCTGTAGTCCAAGCGTTGTCAGTAACGGTTGTTACGTACTCGTGTGCATCTCCACCTGTGGTGGCCTTGTTAACAAAGCCGTCCATGATAGATAGGAATGAACCTGTAGAGCCGTCACCGTTAATGGCTAGGTCTTCGATGTCATTTGCGAATGCGTTGGTCATTAGACGAACCAAGTGGTCCTCTAGTGCTGCGCCTTCGATGCCATCTTCTAGTGCTTCTGCGGAGACCTCCCAGTCAAGACGAATCTTCTTTGTAGTAAGTTCGACCTTGCTGAATGTAGCTCCTGTGTTGGTGTAGTCACCAATACCTTGTGATGCCGCACGAATAACACGCTCTCCAACGTTAACTTTCTCAAGCTCCATTGTGTTTGCACGCATTGTTACGCGACGACCATCCTTGGCAAGAACAGTTCCATCCCAAACATAGTCGATAAAACGACGTGCTTGTTCTGGGCGTAAGATTCCACTAGCCGCGCCACCCGAAGGGTTTACTGCGTTTGGTCCAGTTGTTACACCGAACTCGGCTGTAGGAATGTTACCAAGTGTACTTGCGCCAGGATCTGTTACTCCACCAATGCCACCAGATGCGAATGCACCCTGAGCCTGGAAGTTACCAGGATTTGGATCTCCTAGTTCACCANCCTCTGATGGCTGGTTCTTGATAATTTCTTCCGACATATAGTCACCTCCTAAGTGATTTTACTTAATTAAATAAGTCGGCTGTTTTGAGGAAACGACCGCCCCATAGGGATTTTTCAACCATTTCAGGTTGTTCCTGCACGATCTCGCCCAGATCGCCAGATTTACGGAAAGCGGTGTCAGCTTCAACAGCCTCAAACCTCTTACCGAATTCATCAAAGTCGCCCTTTGTTGCAGAAATTTCCTGCTTGGCTGCAGCAACTTCCTCGGATACGCCAGTAATTGATTTCTTTAGTGCATCTACCTCGGCATGCAATGCTTTTACGGTATCTGCTAGATCGCTAAAGGCTGATGTGATTGTGTCTTTGATTTCGGAAACTGCATCTGCAGCTACGTCATCGGCTTTAGACACTTCAGCAACTTCTTCAACAACATCGTCAGCCTTTTCGACTGCCTCTGCATCAGCTGTCTCGGCCTTTTCGACCTCGACTACTGCATCAACGCTTTCTGCCTTCTCTACCTCTGCCTCTTCATCGGCTTTGGTTTCAACGACGGCTTCTACGCTTTCAGCTGCGGCATCTGCCTCTGGAGCGACCTCTTCTGATTTTTCTACTACTACCTCATCAATAACGGCGTCATCGGCCTTCTCGACTAGGTCTTGTGTTTCATCAGTCATAGGACTAACCTCCTTTGTTATCTCAGTGTTAATGCCTTTAGCACCATCAACTAAGAACTTTATCATGTCTTTCTTGTCAGCGTCTGACTTTTCTACGAAACCAATGTTAGCCATAGGTTCTCCAGTAGCTGGGCTAGAAAGCTCTTCTTCTTCGGAAAGCATTACAATGCCTGAATCCTGGTCCCAGAATACGTTCTCTACCTCTACATCCATTGCCTCTCCTTTAATAACATCTACGCCATCAATCTTTTCTACAGAAAGAATGCTAGCAAACTGATTTGCTGGGTTATCTAC